CAAGTTCAATTTAATAATTCTGGATCATTTGCAGGATCAAGTTCATTAACTTTCAACTCTGGAACTGGTGCGTTAACAGCTACTTCCTTTGTTGGAAATGTCACAGGAAATTTAACTGGAACGATCCAAACTGCTGCTCAAGCAAATATCACTTCTCTTGGAACATTAACTGGCTTAGATATAGATGGACACTTAACTTTAGGTGATCAAGAATATGCAAAGTTTGGGGTAGGTAGTGATCTAACTGTTGGGCATAATGATTCTACAAATATCAATTTTGTTGAATCTAATCTTTCTCCTTTAGTTCTTACGACTGCTAGTGATAATCCTGTAAAGCTAGAACATTCAGGATCAGTAAAACTTGCAACCAGTTCAACTGGAGTAGCAGTTACAGGAGGGCTAACTGTAAGTGGAGATCTCACAGTCAGTGGTACGACAACAACAGTTAATAGCACTACTGTTGAAGTAGCTGACAAAAATATAGAACTTGGCAAAGTTTCAAGTCCTGATGATACAACCGCAGATGGAGGAGGTTTAACTCTTAAAGGTGCAACAGATAAAACATTTAACTGGGTTAATTCAACAGATGCTTGGACATCTTCAGAGCATATTCAGGTTGCTAGTGGTAAGACATTTATTGGAAATGGTTCAACTTTAACTGCATTAAACGCATCAAACTTAGGGTCTGGAACAGTCCCAACAGCAAGACTTGGAAGTGGTTCTGTCAATGAAAACAAGTTTTTAAGAGGAGATCAAACTTGGCAAGAAATAAGTTCAATTGTTCCTAATAAATTAAGTGTTGCAGGACAAGGTGGAAACGCAACTTGGTATCCAATTATCGGAGATGCTTACGGTGGAGATTCAAACCTCGGTACAGATAGTACTTTTACTTTCAACCCTTCAACAAACGTATTAACAGCAGGAACATTTAGCGGATCAGGTGCAAGTTTAACTGCATTAAACGCAAGTAATTTAGGATCTGGCACTATTCCTGACGCTCGATTCCCTGCAACATTACCTGCTGCTAGTGGTGCAAATTTAACCAATGTCAACGCAACAACTCTTGATTCTATTGATAGCGGAAGCTTCTTAAGATCTGATGCTGCTGATACTGCTACTGGACTAATTACACTTGAAAACAATGACCATGTAAATCTAGTTCTAAAGGGAACGAGTAATTCAAGAATCGCATTCGTTGAAGGTAGTACAGACAGAGGTTATATAGGTTGGGATTCAACTCAAAACGGTTACTGGTTTTGGAATGAGGAACAAGGTAGAGGAATACTTTCGAAGGATGTTCTTCAATGGTATGACGGAGCTAATTATCAAAACATTTGGCACGCTGGAAATGATGGTGCTGGCAGTGGATTAGATGCCGATACGTTAGATGGTGTTCAAGCTTCAAGCTTCTTAAGATCTGATGCTTCTGATAATTACACAGGAAGCAGATTGCATATGAATCATGGAAGCAATGCTTATCCTTTACTATTTGATGGAACGGAGGATTCAAAAATTCTTCTTAAAGGTTCAAGCAATCCTTTAATAAGATTCCAAGAAGCTTCTACTGATAAGGCTTTAGTCGGATGGAATAGTAGCGGTTTTCTTAGACTAACAAACAATGAAGATGCTTCAGAATTAAGAATCCGAGACAACCTTGAATTTGCTGTTGATGGTAGCAATTTCTATTCAGTTATACATCAAAACAACGTAGGTTCTGGTGGTGCGTTATCCAGTAAGAATGTTTACGTCAATCAGATTCACGGTGATGGTTCAAACCTAACCAACCTTCCTTCTTCCGAGCCAAGCTATGCAGGAATGCTAAAACACTTCTGCGGGTGCTAAACGTAGATCCAATGCTAATATCTAGTCAGATTGACAATGCACTGGTAAGGATCTATGGCTGATGTCGTACATGAGTTTTCTAGCAATACAAATCTTGGATATTCTGATATTGCTGGAGATGGGGTAACAATTGCTTCTACGACAGGTAGCCAAACAGCAGTTGTAAGAGATATTGCTGTCGAAGTTGGAGGAGAGAAAAAAATAGATTTTAAAGTTGATGGTGTAAAAGTTGCAACCAGTGATGGCTCTGCAAGTTTAAGTGGAACGTTGATATTAAAATCTAGTCAAAATCTAAAGATGTGTTCAGGTGAAACCCCCTTCTGGACAGGGATGTGGTCTAATTTTGCTTCTAACAATGATAACAATTCTAGTGTAGATAATTCTCATTGGGACTTGTCGAAACAATCCGATTATTTCAATGCTCCATCTGGAGATTCAAGAGTATCATTTAGTTCTCGACAAGACAAAGCCATTAGAGGACAGGAAGCTTCAGTAGTTAACTTGACTAATGGATCAGTACAAGGTACTGGCTCTAAAATTACTTGTTGGCCTGCTGACCACATGTTTCGCAAACCAGAAGGAGATCTTTATTACACTAGCTACAGATACTATTCAAACGGAAACAATGGATATAACACTTTAAATTATTACGATAGATCTGCTGATAGTGTCACAAGATTAATGGATTCAGATACTAGCTATAGAAGTTGGGAAAGTGGTTTTTCTAATAAATATATATTACTTAGATCAACAGGAAATATGACTCAATACAAGTTATTGGATACAACTGATAACTCAATTAGCAGTGCTATAACTTGCAAAAATGCTAATAATAACAGTGGAATTTCTATTGGGCTGAATCAAGATAATCATAATATGTCAATGCTAGATGACTACTGTGCTTTTAAAACATATATGAATAGCAGTGGTCGTCTTTACTTTATACAACTTTCAACTGGAAAATCTATTTATTGGGAACTTGATAGTGGATGGAATGAAACTTCTAAGCCAAATTACAATAATTCATCTGGTGCTAGTTCCCAAAGTTTTTGCCAGTTATGTAAAAACTCTAGTGGCGTATATTATCTCTTATGGCCTTATTACAATACAAACTCTCAAAACACCAGTAGTCAAAGTCAAGGTTATGGGTTGACAGTTTGGAATTGTGGAACTGACTTGTCTTCTTGGTTTGGTGGCTCCTATTATGCTAATCCTGCTGGATTGCTAACTAGAGAATGTATATGGCAGCCATCAGGATCTGGCTCCGATGGACTTGATGAAATAGATTATCGAGGTTTTAGAATATATGACAGTTCTAGTTGGACATCAAGTTGGGGTTCAGGCTATTTCCCTCTTAAACAACTAAGTCAAACAGACTCATCTTCTCGCTATTGGATGTGGATGAATAATGAATGGTGCTATATGGTTGACTTAGACAATGTAAGCAGTACTCCTAGTGATTTTATACAGCAAATCAGATTTACTGAAGGTGGTTCAGATGTAGATATTTTACCTGGTCAAATTGATGCAATGTTTAGTATGACTCCTAAGTTCTCTGCGAGTGCTTTAGCTGGTTCTTTTGGTACTATAAAAGCAAGAGTATCAGGTATCTTAACTACATAAGTCATGTCTTTAACACAGTCACAAAGTTTTGCTCCTGCTGCTTCGGCTGGAGCAGCGGGTACAGCAAAATTTGAAAAACCTGCAAGTGGTTCATCTCTTATTAATAGTAAAAGTTCATCTAATAACACTATTTTCTACACCGTTCCTTCTGGGTATTACTTCAAAGGTTGGGTGACTCATAGTAATTATGAATATGCGCCATCATTCAATAACACTCAATTTGACCAAAGATGGATGGCTTATAATGATTCGAATGCAAGTAGATCTAATGCTTTAGGGCAAACTCAAGAAATAATATTACCTCCAGGCACGACAGTAAAATGCGGTTATTCTATGACAACCTATGTTCTTGGAAACCTTTTCTCAGCTTAAATCATGACATTAATTTCTCAATCTAAATTAACTAATGGAACCATAGAAGTTACTGTTAACAGTGATTTATCTTCCGTTTGGACATTAACAGAAGAAGGAGAAAACCCAAAAAAATGGACATGTAAATTAGATGTTAATAATATTTATACAACTGAACCTTGGAGAGATGCAGATGCAGTAAAGAGCATGGAACAGGATTTAAAAGCTAATCCTAATTTTTGGGAACCATATAAAACAGCAGAGGAACAAAAGGTTATAGATACTCCATTAGAAGCTAAAGTTGTAAGAGCAAAAAGAGATGAACTGTTAAACAAATACGAATGGACAGTTACCTCTCCAGATTTAACAGATGATAAAAAAGCAGAATGGAAAACTTACAGACAAGCTTTAAGAGATTTACCTGATCAAAGTGGATTTCCTTGGGAAGCAGATGGAATGACTTGGCCTACAAAACCAACATCTTAGTGTTAGCCGAAAGGGTAGGGGATAGACAGTAGGTTTATAATTCAGGAGAAATGTATTATTTTTATGGCTGATCGTATTGCTCTTGCACAAGAAAAGGAAAATTTAGGAAAACAGCAGCAGGAAATTGTAGATAGCTACAATGAACAGGTCAAAGAATTGCTAGGAGATTTACCTGCAACAACCCAAGCCAAGCTTGATTCTTTAAACAAAAGAGTCGGAGAAATAAATACAATTCTCTTAGAAGACATAGACAAAGAAGCTGGCATTGGCAATGCTTAAGATCATTACTTGGATTAACTTTGCTGCGTTCATTTTGGGCGTAGCAGGGTTAGGTGGAGCGTTTCTTTTTAGATCAAAAATCTTTGATGCTGTTTTAGATGGCGTTAAAAAAGAACTACCTGCTTTAGTTGGCGAAGCTATGCCATCAATACCAAGCGTTCCATCATCAACAGGATCTGTGCTTCCTTTTAAATGATTCAATTTAAATCGTTTAACGGCCTGACTTCTTTAGTTCTGGGCGGTGGTTTGATTGCTACGAACTTTATGAGCCTTAACCTTTTGGCTCGTAAAGATTCTGGCATCCCAGACATTGCCAAACTATCTAGCACTCCTTACAGTTCAATTCAAATTAGGAGTGAAACCAAGCCTGACGGTGCAGAGGAGTGGATGTTTAATTCTAAGCAACACGATCCAAAGCTAGTTACAACTATTGTTGATGATTCCAAGCCTACTTTTAATGGTGGGGTTAAAAAGAGATATACGCATAAACAAGATGTAGCTCAGTTTGCTATTTATCCAAAAGGATCAGACGGAAAACTTACAGCAGATCAGATTGCCTGTATTGAAAAGATGGCTCAAGGTCGCTCTAATGGACAATTAATTGCTGATGCTGGATCGGTTCAAGTTACTCCAGCCTTAACTGGAATCCCAATTATTGGTCCCGTTTTGGCAGGCCTTTGGTTTGGTCAAAGCCGTAAAGCTGTTGGTAATTTAAGTAGTGATCTTGCTGGTCAATGGAATGACTGCTAAATGGAAATAGAAGAAATTGGAATTAGAGAAATACCAGACGCTTCTATTGATACAACAATAATTCGCACATCAAATCCACAAATTCCTAGCAATATAGGTTTTCCAGTTATTCAAATGCCTGGCTGTGTAAGGGCTAGGACGTTAAAAAATAAGCAGTTAGTAACAAATGATGAAAAAGGAAATTTGATCCTTTGTGATGGCAATGTCCCTACATTAGAAAGCATGGCGATTGATTGGGAAGGTCTTTCTGCTGTTGGTCCTGTAAAAGCAGAAGAACCAGAATTAGTTGCTCCTACTCCAAATATAAAAACACCAAAAACAGAAACTAAAAAAGAAAAAGAAACTCAAAAAACAGAAAGCCTTGCAAAAGGTTTAGAACTTCCAAAAGTTGATTTGTCAGGAATAAAAACAGATCAAAACATTGACTTGCCTTGCCCCAGACCTGGCTCGCCTCCGCCTGGGGCTACAGGGAAATTCTCAACTAAGGTCGTTTTACGCTATGAAAAAAATGGTGATTTATGTGAAACTATTTATCAAGATAGGGCGTTATTTGATGTTATTAATTCGTACACGCCGCCACCAAGTACCCTTGTAAATACGTCAACAATTGCTATCACTTCCGTTATCGGAGTTACTGTTATTGGGCAGCCCCTAGCGAAATTCGTACAAGGCCAGCTCAAAGGGAAGGTCAAAAGTTTTAGTAAAAAATTGACTAAAAAATTGCTTGCTATTCGGAAGAAGAATCCTCCTGTAAAGAGCCTCGCTGAAAGGCGAAAGGATCAGCGTCAGAACCGCTTGAAGTAGATTCTAATTTAATACTATGAGTATGATCTATTAATTGATTAGGAGGCGTAATTAGGGTTACATCCTCGCAGACAACAAATGAGGGCGAATTAGGTAAAAATGATACTCCCAATTTTAATTGCTCAGCACAAATTTTTAAACGGCTTAAAGCGTAATCTAATTTTCTAGCTTTGTAGGCTTGATCTAAATATTTAACTCTGCTAGTTTGTGCAGCCACGCAGTTATTAACCATACGGCGATCTAAAGGCACAGCTATCGTGGCAGTTATACCATAATTGAAGCTTAAGTTATTTTTTGCTTGTCCTGTTCTGATTGGCTTTGTATATAAAACTCCACCCGGATTAATTAAATTACCGTCGTCATCTGTACTATCGTCATATACATTTTCTTGGTAGTAAGGTTCAAATGGGTCTTTCCAAGTATTCACTTTAGAGATAAAGGGATTTATTGTAAGAGTCGTTCCGCTGCAACGGATTCCATCACCTAATTCTTGATACATAAAGCTACCACTTTGAACCTGTATTCCTTGATTAATCACACTGCCTTGTGATGTTGCAGAAGGAGAAGCTATAGTCGTTGAGTTTGCAAATACTGGTTGACTAAATGTTATTGAGTAAAGACAGATACAGACTCTACTAAAGATTCTGTAGTTGTTGTTCTGTTTATTGTGGTTACATTTGACAAGCCTGGATTTGCTAGCGTTTCTGTAAATGAAAAAGCGTTGCCAGCAGTTTTTATTCCCCAGTCGGGTTTGTTTGCTGGAGTTACATCTACTGATGTCCATGTGAAAGTGATGTCGTCAACAGTTTGAGGTGTATTTAATACAGCTTTAGGTGAAATAGTGTTTGTATTTAGTGGCTCTATGTTATGCCCAGAGACAACGTATTCATAGCCTGATCTATAATCTACTGAGGTTATAGTTTCTGTTACTACAGTCTTAGTTTCTTGCCGAGAATTGAGAGTTCCTGTAGAAAACGTAGGCACGACTGGAACAGCAGAAACGCTAGTTCCACCAAAGGATATAAGCAGTAATAACTTATATATTTTACCCACTATTTAACATTTATTTCTGAACTTGATTGAGCCGTCGCTGTAGTTCCAGCCCCTCCCGCAGTGATAGAAATTACACCAGAACTTAGGACAGAACCTGCTAAATTTCCAGCTACACCTCCAGAGGTTACTACGGTATTTCCAAAAGCAGGCATGTCTGCGACCACCCCAGCGGAGACATCTACACCACTTCCAATCGCTGGGATAGCATCGCCCTGGAGCCAACTTTCTTCGAAAGAATATGCACTTCCAGCAGTGTGGATCTCATAGACACCGACATCTAATGTGGCTGCAGCTGTAGCAGTTCCAGCGGTCAACTTACCGAAATGCTCGCCAGTTGTAACCTTCATATTGTTTCCTGACACCGCGTAAGTTGATGGAACCCTAATTGCTTGAACTGCTGCTCCGTCAACCTTGAGGCTTGCTGATGTGGTGTGCTTTATTCCTATATCTGCATTAGCGGGTGCAGCCAGTAAAAGCAAAAGAAAAAATCGTTTCATTGAAGCTTGCCGTCTCCACCTATAGAGCGATTAGTTATTGGATCAACCCTTTGGACTTCAGCTTGTTTGGCTATAAGTTCCAATGGCTGTTTAACAATAATAGTTTGATAACCTCCTGCTGTTGGTATAGAACCAGACCCTTCTTCCTCTTTTTTCTTTTTCTTATTGCCATTATTGGCTCCTACGCTAATTCCCCATCCAGCTAAAATATTCCCAAGGAGACCTGCAGCAAAAGTACTGTCAATTCTTGGCTGGTCTGGGATGTCCATTCCAAACATCCTTGTAGGAAGTTTGATGTACCCTAATGACAACACACAAATACACCAAAAAAGAATAGCCCCCTGGGCTGTTGTAGACACCAAGAACATTATTTTTTCTTGGTACTCAGGTTGGTCTTGATCGTTTTTAACTAATACTTTTTCTTCTTTTTCTTGCTTGGCTTGGTTTTTGACTTTTTCTTTGGCATCCATAGAAAAACAAGTAAACATGATTAGATTAGCTACAAACGGCTTAAAAGTATGAAATTCCTTTCTGAGGAAGCCAAGCAGACTATTGCAAAGGCACATGGCCTAACTGTTGACCAAATCAATAAAAGAATCGAAATATGGAGCCTTCTTAATGATCCTGATATTTCCAAGCAAGATTTAATCTCTGCCCAACGTGCATGGATAGAATTGCAAAAAGGATATTGGAGCAATAGAAATGTCTGAAGTTATCGCTGCCTGTATTGGTGCTGTCGTTTCTATCTTCTTATTTACGCTTTCAGTTGTTGTAAATAGAAAAGACAAAGACGTAAGAGCATTGTTTAAACGAGTAGCTTCACTTGAACAAAGGATTTCATCAATGGAAGGGACAAGCAGAAATAGAAACTGGCGTAATAGATAAAATTTGGCTAGTTTTAAAGTGGGTCTGCATTAGATCTGCTTACTAGAGAGAAGAGGAATGTTTAATCCCGCCTAGCTTTAAGCGGGATTTTTTTTAGATTAGCTTCATAAGCTTTTGCAATCCTGTCTTCTAGTTCAAGTCTTTTGCTAATCGCATATAAACCTGTGTAAAGGGCATGAAATTTGTGAGTCTTTTTTTCCCTCCCGTCAAGTTTGTACCAGCGGTTCATATTTTTAACTCGTTGATTATCTTCTTTAATCCATTCGGGTTTATACATGACTTTGAATAAATTAGTTGATTGGTTAATTGTGGAACCCTCCCTTGAACAAGAGTTAAAACTCGAACTTGAAGAGAGGGCTATTTTAATATCTGAAGATCACAAAGAGACAGCAATGTTATGCGCCTCTTTATGGAGACAGAATTGGTATAAAGACGAAATTTTAAAAAATTGTCTTGGAAGAATTGGAGAGTTAGAAGGAAAATTAGTCCAGATGGAACTAGAAAGTTCTAACTCTTGTTGGAAGCGTTTACTTAAAAAGGTATTTCCTCGGAGGCAGAAATTTTCCTTTCATCCAGAGCTTGACGCTGTGCTTCGGTCTTTTGTGGATTAATGTTTCCAAAAGCTCCATAATTTCCACTAAAATTACTTTCTTTACCTTTTGCATTAATCCATACAACATCAACTTCCACTTCTTCTTTTTTGCTAAAATCCCAAACTCTATTTGTTTTAACTTTGTCTCTATTGTCACCTAAAGACATTAGATAATCACAAAAAGCTGGAATAGATTCAATTGGAATTGCTAAAGCTAACTGACTTGGGAATTTACCATCTTCGTCATAGCTATTCTCTCCAACACTCCACTTGATTGGATAAGGGAGAGCAGGATCGAATTTGTAGTCGTTTTGAATTGCCATTTGATTGTGTCCGTGTTTTTAATTGTTGAAGAATAAGTAAACCAGATTGGGTTGCTTGATCAGGAGACATTAATCTCGCCTATTGTTTGTTTAATTATTTTGGCTAAGAAATTACCGTGTGCTTCGGTTGTAATGTGATTTGGTGAAATTTCTTTAGCTGAAATTTTAAACTCTCGTTTAAAGCGTTCTAAAACAACTGTTCGTTGAACTTCATCTAAACTTCTCAAATCATTTTCAACTTGAGATTTGAAAGCTGGAGCAATAAATTGTGATTGCTTTGGAGCAGTTGGAGTTCTAGTAATTCCTTTCTTTTGTTCAACTTTTGCTGATAGCGGTGCTGAACTTTCTGCGTCATCATCATCTCCTGCTAAACCATAAATAGCTAAAAGTGCATAACGTCTTGCATAAGTAACTGCTGAACCTAGAGCCTGCATAATGTTCCCTCGATTAGGAACTAATTCAGGAAAAGGTAAACGACTTACTACTTCTTCTCCGCCAACATGTTTTAAAGTTGTAACTAAAACAGTAATAACTTTACCGTCATTAGTAATAACAGAGTCAAAGGTTTGTGTATGACATAAACCTAAATGAGTTGCAGGCTGGACTGCATTTAATCCACCTGCAAGTGTGGTATAAAAACCATAATTAGCCTTCCCATCTTTGCCAGCAGCATGATGCTCTTGTTGGAATTTTGCAAGAGCTTCAGATAGGCTAGATGGTGCTTTTGTAGCAACAGCCATAAGAGATTAGAGGGACTATTTAATCTTAATAAGAATAGATCCATTTGTACACCCTATAAAGGAATTATTTCAATAGTTGCCCCCGGTAATTCGTTCTTTACAACGTATTTCTTTGTTGCAGTAATTGAAATAACAAAACTATCATCTTTTAATACTGTTCCCCCTGATGTCATCGACAATCCATCAAGTGTGCTTCTGCATAATTTATCAATATCACCACTAGCATGACTTGTTAAAAATTCAGGAGCTGAAGGTTTTAATTTGTTTTTATTTTTTCCTGTTCCAAAGTGTGATTTAGGACGAGGAAATCGAAAAGTTATTGTAACTATGCAAGCCTTGTCAATTGGATCATCTTGATAAGCTTCTAAACATGCATGTCTTATATCTTGTCGCCAAGGATGTACTTTTTTTGAATTTTCAATTAATGCTCCATAACGAGTTACACGTTTTGAACCTTGAGCACCTGGAATGCCAATAACTCGAATAGTAATTGAACTCAAAATGTTTCCCTATTAGCTTCAAAATTTTCCCAAGCTTCGTTCCATTTTAAACGACAAGTTAATGGATCTTGATGGTCTCCAATTGTGCATTTGCCAGGTCTTGCCCAAACTGTTCTGCAACTATCAACTACTATTCCATGATGATTTGCAAGAGCTTCTACATAACTTCCTAATTGAGCGTCAGTGGAATATGGTTTTGCATTTTTCTTAGATTGAGTTTTTAAATCTATTAAAACTAATTGTCCTAAATCATGGTCATAACCTAAAAGATCAAATTGACCGCCTACTGACTTTTCTAAATCTGCCAGCATGTATTCAACTGCCCAAGGTTCGAAGTTTATCCAAAATTTTTCTTCAAGAAGTGGTGTTACCCATTCTTCATATTCTCCAGGGTCAGGATTTGGGTCGCCTAACATTTTTTGTTCTAAACACCAATGCACTTTTTCCCCTCTGGGCTGCCAGATGTGCCTGTATCTTTCAATGTTTGCTAAAGCCTCTGGACTTTTTTGACTTGAAATTTGTGTAGTAGAAAAAGCTAACCATTCGCCTGTCGGTTCCCAACAATATTGATGGCGTTCTTCATCCCGATACATGGGAAGTGGAGCAAGTCTTAAATGACTCCAAGGTGGGTCACGGTGAAGACTTGGATTGTTACTTAGTTCTTGATATTTCATTATTTAAAATTCTGAATCTGTTGGATTAAATCTAAATATTCATTTTTTGAACTTATATATTTACTTAAAGCAAGCTCTTTTTCAATTGGATCTTTTTCTGTTATAAGTTTCCATTTGTTTCTGAGTTCTTCAGATTCTTGTTTTTTTAATAAAGCATTGAGCTTTATAGTTTTTAAATTGTTTTTCATTTTTTTAAATCAGTTTCAAACTAGGTTGGATGCAATTTTTTTCTGTTGGTAAAGTCCAAAGATGTTCTCTTTTTGAATACATTCCAAAAACATAGTCATCTGTTTTTTCAAGGCGGCCTTCATTAGACAAATTTGTCATTGCTCGTCTAATTGATGTAATTGGACAATTAAGTCCTGCCCGAGCAAGAACCATTGAAGGACTCATAGGTTCGTTATAAGAATTAAAACAGGCCAAAATTTTTTCGCCTTGAGTTTTAGCTTTTTTATGAGATTCAGCAAGCTCTGAACCTGTTTCTTCTGTGGTGTTGTAGTAATTCATTTTTATGTAGGAAAATCTTTTGGGTCTATGACTTCTACTGATTCAGAAGGTGGAGTTGCTTCTCTTGCTAAATTTTTAAATCGAACGCCTTCGTAGCCTCTTGAAAAGATTGCAAGATTAGAATTTGCATCATCAATACACCGTTGAGCACCTGGACTTGGTTTATCTAAATCATCAAGAGTCCAAAGTGGTTTTTCTGGATTTGAAGGGTTCGGGCTTTTTAGGCCTCGTTTGAGAAGTTTGATAATCGAGGCTCTGTTATATAAGGGTTCCATCAATCGAAGCCTCTGGAGGCCGTAAAGACGCGTTGTGCAGGATGTCCGGTTGTTGGTTCAGGGTTCCATGTTGGTTTTTTACTAACTGAAAAGTTTTCATGGTTTTTTAAAAGGATGCTTTGCCACTCACTGGCAATAGCTAATTCAAGTTGTTCTCTAGCTGCTGTCTCTCCATATTTCTTTTTTATTCCTAATAAACCTTTTTCACTCATTAATAAATCAAAAGCTGCTTCTGTCTTTTTTCCTTTTTTGCTGTACCAAAAATCCTCAATCAAAGTTGATAAAGATTGAAGTTCAAAAGGAATTAATTCTTTACTGAATTTAAACCTTGTTTTTTTAAAAATTTCTTTTTCTTTATTTATACTATTAGATACTCTATTTATATTAGATAAAGTACCGTCGCTTTTATTTTCTTTCTTTCGTTCTTTTTTGTGTGTCTCTGTACCGCTAGGTACTTTAAGGGTAACGTGCTCTGCAACCCCTTTTAATCCTTGTGAGACCATTTCGTTCACAAAGGCAGTAGTAGAAAGCCAAGGAGGCTTTTCTGTTTGACAGGCCAATAATAAACCTTCATCAATTGGGACGTTTTTAGTGGGCATTGAATGTGCTAAATGTGGGTTTTTTATGCATATTTCATGCTTAATCATGCTGTATGCAGTTTTTGGAGGCCACCCTTATTGAAATAAATTGCAATGTTATTTGTGTCGATATGTATAATGTGCTTGACCTGAAGCTCAGAGGCCTTTGCCAATGACCACTAGGACTCAACAAATTAAAAAAGATCTCCAATGTTATGGAGTTGATCCTTTTCAAGTTGCTGCTGAAGCAATAGAAAGGGGTGACAGACTTTTAGCTCAAGTTAATCGGCTGCAAAAGGTTCTCGCCCAAGTGCCTGATTTAAAAGTTCGCGGACAACATTGCTCTGGCTTGTGTTCGCATCAATAGCTAATCGAGCGATCTGTTTTTTGACTTCCGGAGTGACACTTACTTGAAGGATTTCACTCCATAATTCACTGCCTCTTGTTTTGTTTGGCATTATTAGATTTTATTAATCTCAATAATATAATAAAAAACCTGAAAAGCTATTGCCTCTCAGGTTTTAGTGTTTTGTTTAGTAGTTCAACTTTACTATATGCTTTGTACAAGACCAAGTAAGACCTTCTTTTTTTGCATCTGCAATAAGTTCGTTCTTCTCGTCTTCTGAATAAGCATGTTCATCCCATTTGTTAGTTGTGATAAACCAGTAATAACTTGGATTGTCTTCCGCGTATTTTTCCTCTTGTGCTTGAATATCAAGTTGTTCGAGGTGGCGGTTTAAATCTGCTTCAACTGGGCAAGACATTTGTGGTTTTTTATTGGACTCTTTAATCTTATTAAGATTAAGCCTGTTTGTACACGATTGCATCTTTACTGTTGCAACATAAATAAAATTTATTTTTATGGTGCTGGAGTAAGCATATGTTGTGCATGTTCTGAAGTACGTCCATCAGGCCATTTAATTGTGCAGTAATAGCCAGGAGTCCCTTTTTTATTGAATTTAACTTTTAGTGATACGACTTTTCCAACTGCAGGAGCTATTTCTGTATACATCCCTGAAGTTCTTTTCTTGTTTACAAAATCACCTTCTTTGTACTTAGAAGTTGCAGGCATTGTTTTTTTTATAAAATAAGGTAAAAAAAAAGGCTCCTTTTCAGGAGCCGTTTTGGTTAAGCAAAAGTTCTATCGAACATTTTGCGGGTCATCTGAGTTGCTTGACGAAGATCACGAACAGCTGAATTAAATTCTGTTGTGTGAATCTCCCATCTTTTAATCAGATTGGTTTTTTGAGCATTCCAAGTGATAATACCTGAATTGCTTTTTTTATTCTTAGCTTGTTCTGCTTGAAAAGCTTTGAATAAATCCTCACGGTTCCAAACTTTGTTAGTAGCTGGGTTTACGTGAGAGAATGGTTTTTTAGCCATTTAAAAGACCTGTGTGGTTTTTACTCTTTAATATTATTGAGATTATTTGAAGTCGTACACGTATTTTTTAAAATTGATGCGTTTTGATGCGGTTTCTTTGTATTTGTTTAGGGGTCTTACATGACAAAAAAAGAAAAACCACTAACTTTTTTTTTCGTGACGGATGACGAAATCACGGCCAATGCCCCAAAACTAAGTCCAGTCCTTCTCGTAAAGAAGTTTTCCTGCTTTTACAATTTCTTTTCCTAGTCTTTCGTTAGACCATCCTCTTTGAAAAGCTAAACCTGACCAATCTTCTGCTGTTAATGCTTTAAGTATCTTTGGATTAAGAAACTCAAGAGGCATTGACTCAGGAATTTTTCTAATGTCCATCATTTATTCTGTCTAAAGTTAGTTTAATCTCTTTCTTTAGGTAAGGAATTTGTTCTTCCAGCTTCTCCGGTAAAAAAACACAAATCTTTCGATCTGCTTCTTGGCAAAGAAGGTCAAGAACATATTCCAATCGTTGGATTTTAATTCGAGTATCCATCTCTTTTTGAGTTGTCATTTCTATTTCTCGTTAGTTAATGGAACGCCTCTAAAAACGCTAAAAGGATCTTTTGTCATATTGTCAACCCTTAAAGCAGGTGCCCTTCCTTGCATAAAGTAATAGGCAGCAGTGCAATAAAGTTTGAAAGCGTCTTGCCCATACATGGTTTTACCTAAACCTTTTCTAGCAATTAGCTTTTCTTTTAACTTAAATGGAATTTGATCTGTGTTGTAGTCAATCATGTGGTCTTTTGATTTACCATCAATACATAAATCCAACCAATAAGTGCTCCTTTCATAAGGTTCCATTCCATGAGGAAACTCGTTAAAGCGTGCTTTTCCTACTTTCATTTCTAAGAAAATTTTAAAAGCAGAAGCAACATAGTTCCCAATGTATTTAGCTCTTAAGTACCCGTCTGCTTCAAGTTGTTCAAAATATTCTGAATGTCTTTTGTAATAAGAGGCAATTAAATCATCATATTTTGAGTTAGCAAACTTGGCTGATCCTGTAAAATTTGCATCCCAATCGCCAAATGAAGCTTTAATAACTGCACAAGCTTTAGGGTGCATAGGTGTTCCATGAACAGCAATACGATCAGCTTGACTTCGCTTATTACCAATATCAAAATGCTTAACTGTTGTGTGATCAATGTTTCTTAAAACATTAAAATGACAAGGAATATCTGCTACAACAACAGCCGACAATCGGTGTTGACCATTAACTAATTGGCCTAGTTCATTAAAAGCAAGACAGTCCCAACTTAAGTGAAAATTGCCGTCTTTTATGTCACTAACTATTTGAGCAACACTAGAAGATCTAATCTTTCTGTTGTTTTCAAAATTAGTTTCTAAATACTCTAAAGCTTTTTCTTTATCGATTAATTCAACATCAAAAGTTACTTTTGAATAGTCAAGGTCAGGTTTTCTAAGCTTTTTAATCTCAGTAATGTTTGATGACCTTCTTGTTCTTCTTGTTCTCATTTTTTTAAAGACTCGCAAGCTAATTGGATTTTGTTGACCTCACAATCGTGTTTAGTCATATCGGAAAGAGATGAATTAACACCCCAAAAAAGAACCGCCATAAAGGCGGTAAAAAAGAGGAATCTCATTTTGTTAATTCCTCAAAACTTGTTGTTTCGAAAGAAAGATCTCTTTCAACTTTTAATCCGAATGGACCTTGAATAGCTTCAATCTCTTTCTTGTTGAAATAGCCCATCTCTTTTTCATGGCCTTCAACATATCCAAAACAGTCACCTGTTTTTGGGTCGTATTCCATGACGTACCAAGTCCAGTAAGTCCAGGGTGTAAACCATTTCACATAAGCCTTATTTGTAGCTGAATGAATGGCGGGAAGCTTTTTCTCAAGAGCTTTTGTTAATAGCTTCATTGTGGTTTTTATTGAACAATTTAATCTTAATAAGATTAGAAGCCTTTGTACACTTAGTTTGCAATTTCGTTGTATTCATTAAATAAATACCCATCAGCATTTGCTGCTTCAGTCCATGAATTAGGCTTAAGCTCATCTTCTAAAGACTTGTCTTTAAGATTCTTTATGGCTTGGAGAGTATCAAGAGCTTCGACTAAAGGGTTTAATTCCGGTCTAGTTAATCCAGCTTTTTTTACTTGAATATCATTGATTGATAAAAGCAATCTTTGGATTGCTCTATAAGCAACACCAGCATCATTTATAGGATCTGTTTCAAGTGGTTCCCAATTTCCAGCAGATTCTTCTTTATACAATTTGCCTTTAATCATTCTGATTTCTTTTGGCATGGTTTTTGTAGGGGGTAAATGTAGGAAAAATAAAAAGCCCCCGAAGGGGCTAGTAAAATTTAATTTAAAGAGCGTCGTGCCATTTTGTACCAAAGGCAGACATCATTTCATAGTCAGAAGGCTCGTCATTTTCTTCTTCTAAATCGTCAATCAATTCAGTAGAAGCTTTTGTTAATCCTTCTGCAGCTTCTCCTAAGTTCTTAGCAGCTTTTTCAATCTCTTTAATGTTCTGTCTAAAAACCTCGTCGCCATCTTTCATTGTTTGAACGATTTCTCTGAGGCTGTCAGCAAGTTGACCCATTTGAAACTCCGTGTGGTTTTTGGAAATGAGAAATAAATTCTCATACGGTTATCTTAATAAGATTATTTGATTTTGTACATGCCCAAAAAAAAAGAGCCTTGCGGCTCCTTTTACATTCCAACTGATTGCCAATAGCCTTCAGCATAAACTCGCCAACGTCCATTCCTTTTGTAGAACTCTGCATGTGATCCACAGATGTATCGAATAGCTTCGCTTACAACGTCATGCATTTTTGCTGGACAAGAATGTTCAATTTCATCTTTCCAGTGTTGACCTTTATGTAAAACAGAATTTAAAGCGTTTGAAAGATCTTTATGGGTGTAAGGAGTTCCTTCCACTTTCATATTGTCCCATTCGACTTTTAACTGTTCTTGTGTTTTTGTCATGTGGTTTTTTAATTGACTTTTTAATCTTATTGAGATAATGCCCTTCTTTTTATTTTTGATGCGGTTTGTTGCAATCTTAGTAAGATAAAATTATTAAAAGCTTCATATGCTGAATGACTTCAATACAAGACCTTAAGCCTGATCCTCAAAATGCTCGAAAAAGAACTGACCGATCTGCTTCTCTTATAAAAGAATCTATTCAACGTTATGGAACAGGTCGCTCAATAGTTATTGATGAAGATAATCGTATTCTTGCCGGTAATGGAACTGTTGAAGGAGCAAAAGCAAATGGCGTTAAAAACGTCCGTGTGATTGAAGCAGATGGAACAGAGGTGATTGCAATAAAAAGAACAGGATTAACAGAAGAGCAAAAAATTGGTTTAGCTCTAGCCGATAACAGAACAAGTGATTTATCCGATTGGGATCGGGAGATGCTGCACAATCTTTCTCAAACCCATGACGTCAGCCCTTGGTTTGATGAAGAAGACTTAGAAAACTTGCTGGGTCAAGCTGATATCAAGGAATACGAAGGAGCAACAGAACACTCAGAAGAAGATTTTGACAACTTCCAGCACACTTGCCCTAGATGTGGATTTGAGTTTGATGGAAAAAACTAAAGGGTCATGGAACCTGACCGATCTTGCTGGAATAAAAAAGAACGGTTTTAAAGTTTTTAGTTGCTTCCATTGTGGTGGTGGTTCTTCAATGGGATATAAACTTGCAGGTTTTCATGTCTTAGGTGGTGTTGAAATAGATCCAGAAATGATGGCGTTATATCGTGCAAACCATAATCCAAAACATAGTTTTCTTATGGGTGTTCAAGAGTTTAATAAAATTCCTTTAGAAGAAATTCCTGATGAATTAAAAAATTTAGATATTCTTGATGGATCTCCACCTTGTTCAGTTTTTAGCATGGCTGGCAAGCGTGAAAAAAAATGGGGTAAAGAAAATTATTTTAGAGAAGGTCAAAAAAAGCAAAAGCTAGATGATCTTTTTGGTCATTTTATTGAAGTAGGAAAAAGGCTTCAGCCCAAAATAATTGTGGCTGAAAATGTTAAAGGCTTAATTGCTGGGAATGCCAAAGGATATGTAAAAGAAATTTTTACGGCCTTTCGTGAAGCTGGATATAGTGCACAGCTTTTTCTTTTTAACTCAGTAAAAATGGGAGTCCCTCAAACAAGAGCAAGAACTTTTTTTCTTGCTCGACGGAATAATTTAAACCTAGCAAAAATTCACTTAAGCTTTGATGAGCAGATTGTAACGATTAAGCAAGCCTTACAGGGTACAAGTCCTAAAGGAGCGAAGCCACTAACTGGCAAGGCAGCAAGGTTATGGAAAGGGACTGTTCCAGGCAATAATTTTTCAAAAGCTGCAGGCGGTTCTTGGTTTACCTGGAATCGACTTTCTTGGAGAAGACCTTCTCCAACAGTTGTAAGCGGGTCGCCTCCGAGTCATCCTGATGAACAGCGTTTTCTTAGCCCTAGTGAGATTATTCGCATTCAAAGCTTCCCTGATGACTACAATTTCCTTAAATCTGATCCCTGTTATGTTATAGGGATGAGTGTCCCACCTTTTATGACTCAGCGAGTGGCTTTAGAAATTGCTGAGAAATGGCTTATTCCAGAGGCTTCAAATGGCGGCTAAAGGATCTAGTAAAGCTGAAACTTTAATCCGTGTTCAAAGGTTTTCACGGATTATTGCTAATGGTGGAAGAAGATCGGATTGTGTTCGGTATGCTTCAGAAAACTGGGGGGTGTCAGAAAGAACTGCAGACAACTATTTAGAGCAAGCTAGAGAAGCCCTCAAGGCTGACTGGGATATAGAGCGACCCCAAATGATTGCGGATCTTTTGAGCCAATGCAGCACCTTACAGATGGAAGCTAGAAGGGCTGGCCAATACCACATTGCGCTCGGTGCCATTAATACAGCAGCTAAATTAGCTTCTCTTTGCTCTTGACTATTCTTAAAGAATTAACAACTGGGCACGTTTTACATCCTGAAGGGTTTAAACCTTATGCCATTTCATTTGAAGAAAAAAAAGTAGAAACAAATTCTATTAAAGAGCGTATTTTCAACGGTTTATTAAATTATCAGCAAAACATCTGTAAGGACTTAGAACATAGAATTGTTGGCTTTTGTGCAGGTTATGGAGCAGGAAAAACAAGAACCTTATGTGCATGGACTACTTTATGTGCTCTTGATAACCCCGGTACGGTTGGGGCTGTTTTCGCTCCTACTGGCGCTTTGGTTCGTGATGTTGTCCAGCGTTCCCTTGAGGATTTTTGGGAAACAAATCAAATTAATTATGAATATAGAGCCTCGCCGTTGCCCGAGTACAAATTAAATTTGCCTAATGGTGAGGTAACAGTTCTTTGTCGGTCAATGGAATCTTGGCAAAGAATTATTGGAGTTAACCTTAGTTTTATTGGATCAGATGAGTTAGACACAACTAAAAGTGATATTGCGCAAAAAGCAATTGAAAAGTTTCTTGGAAGATTAAGAGCAGGTCAGCGTAGACAATTAGGTCTTTTTTCTACACCTGAAGGCTTTGGAACCTTCTATAATTTGTTTGTCCGAGAAGGTCACAAGGAAGACCGAGCACTTTATAAAGCTCGCACAAAAGATAATCCTTATCTTCCTGATGATTTTCTTCAAGCATTACTTGACAATTATCCAGCTTCTTTAGTTAAAGCCTATACAGAAGGCGAGTTTTGTAATCTTCAAACGGGTGCAGTTTATGACCGTTTTGATCGAACAAAACATGTAACTGAAGATATGCCTGACCACTCAGAAGAAATTATTAGAGTTGGTTGTGATTTTAACGTTGGAAACTGCAATGCAGCTATTGGAGTAATTAGCAAAGGGCATTTATACATTTTTGATGAGATTGGAGGAGCACATGACACAGATTCAATGGCTGACCAATTACGAGAAAAATTTCCGCACAGTACGATTTATGCATATCCAGACGCTTCAGGTGGAAACAGAAGTACAAATGCTGCAAAGACCGACATCCAACTTTTGCAGCAAAGACGGATTACAAACTTATCAGGTTCAAGCAATCCTTACGTCCGAGATAGAGTCGCAGCAGTTCAAGCAATGTTGTGCAATGGAAAAGATGAAGTAAGATTGCATATTCATCCTCGTTGTAAAAAAACAATTGAGTCTTTAGAGCTTCAAGCTTATGCAGAGGATGGCACTCCAGATAAAACGCAAAATTTAGATCACATGGCTGATTCACTTGGTTATTTAATATGGAAAGAGTTCAATCCATTACACATGCACTCTGGTCGTGGTACTGGAATTAGGATTTACTAGAACTCTTGTTTAAACTGTTTACATAACCAAAGAGGTTCATTGTGTATAGCGGCTACAACTTCTATAAAAGAGAACAAGCTGGAGCAACAGCAGATATTTCAGATCCAAATGCTGCATGGCAAAACATGGAGCCTCATTGGGCATTAATTGAAGATTTAATGGGTGGATCTTATGAAATGAGAAGAAAGCACAGAAGATATTTGCCTCAAGAACCGCGTGAATTAGATGAAGCTTATGACAACAGACTTGCTCGTTCAGTTTGTCAACCTTATTACCAACGACTTGAAAGAATGTTGGCTGGAATGTTAACAAGAAAACCAGTCAGATTAAATGATGTTCCTGATGTTATTCGTGAGCAATTATTTGATGTAGATCTTCAAGGAAACGACTTAAATATTTGGACATACGAGACTGCAAGAAAGATGATTCGTTATGGGCATTGTGGTGTTTTAGTTGATGCTCCTGCTGATGCAAATGGAAGACCTTATTGGGTGACTTATAGCCCAAGAGAAATTTTAGGTTGGAGAACAGAATTAAAAGATGGACAACAAAAATTTATTCAACTTAGGTTATTAGAAAAAGTCGTTGAACCTGAAGGGAAATATGGTGAAGAAATTATTGAACAAATACGTTTGTTAACACCAGGAGCTTTTGAAATTCATCGCCGAAATAGTGATGGTGATTTTCAATTATTTGAAGAAGGAACTACAACTTTATCTGAAATTCCTTTTTCTGTTGCTTATTCCAACAGGATTAATATTTTAGAATCACGTCCTCCTATGGAAGATATTGCCGAACTTAATTTAAAGGCATATCAATGTGGTTCTGATCTTAGTAACCAATTACATATAAGCAGCGTTCCAATGCTGGCTTTTTATGGCTATCCACAAACTTCTGAAGAGGTTAGTGCAGGTCCAGGTGAAGCAATAGCTTTTCCTGCTGATGGTAAAGCTGAATACATAGAACCAAGTGGAAAAAGTTTTGATGCTCAATATAAACAACTAGATCGGATAGCAGATCAAATTAATGAGCTTGGCCTTGCATCAATATTGGGGCAAAAATTATCGGCAGAAACAGCAGAAGCAAAGCGAATAGATAGATCGCAAGGCGATAGCACGATGCAGGTGGTCGCACAACAGATGCAAGACATGATAGATAACTCTTTAGTATTCCATGCACAGTATTTAGGCAATAATGCAGCAGGTAGTAGTTTTGTTAATCGTGACTTCTTAGCAGCTCGTTTAGAACCTCAAGAAATCGGTAGCTTGTTGCAACTTTATACGGCTGGAACAATTACACAAGAAACGTTGTTGAAGCAATTACACGAAGGAGAAGTGCTTGGCGATGAGTTTGACGTTGAGGAAGAGTTGGAGGCAACGCAACAGGCATCATTAATTGAAATGGAACAACCTCAAATTGAAGAAGAGGAAATAGAAGAAGAACCAGAAGACGAAAATGACGAGGCTGAATAAATGTCAACTACTGTTCCTGTTGGGGATGGAATACCTGCTGCGTTCTACCGCAATGCAATAGATCTAAATCGTTTTAGTAATAGCATTTCTAAAAAGCTTGTTACTTCATATAACAATGTAATTCTTAAGGCTGTTGAACAATTAGAAAAAATAGAAAAGCAACCATTAAATAAACGCCCTGCTTATAAAACAGCAAGACTAAGAGCATTAATTAAACAAACAAAAGAGAGCTTAAACATATGGGCTGATGGGAGTGTTCAAGAATTAATTAGTGAGTTAGAAGGTGTTGCTAAGGTTCAAGCAGGTTTTATTGAAAAACAAATAAAAAATTCAATCCCTAAAGGGATGACAGAAAAAATTGTAGATGAAATTGGATATTCTGTTAGGTCTGTTGCTGTTAGTCCGTCATTTGCTAAGTCTGTTGTTAATACAGATCCAACAGCTTTAAACCTTTCTGTTTTAAGAAGTGATTTGGCAGGAGCCAAAGCATCAAAAGGGACTTTTAAATTAACAGCAAAAGAAGGACAAACAATAACGTTACCTAATGGAAATACTGTTAAAAAGTCATTTCGTGAGTTAGCAGTAGCAGAAGCAAAACGATTAAATCAAGTTGTTAGAACTGGTCTTTTATCTGGAAATACAACGCCTGAAATTGTTAAAGAGTTAGTAGGGAATTTACAAAAAGATCAAAAAGGAAGCTTAAGTCAGCTTCTTGCTAAAGGAGGAGTTGCAACAAAAAGAGCAAATAGTCAAGTAACAACAATCGTTAGAACAACTGTTAATCAAGTTACAAATACAGCAAGCCAAGCTGTTTATAAAGCTAATCCTGATGTGACTGAAGAATATCGTTATGTAGCCACTTTAGATTCAAGAACTTCTCCTGTTTGCAGAGATTTAGATGGTCAAGTTTTTAAATACAATGAAGGTCCAGTGCCTCCTCAGCATTTTGGTTGTCGGTCTACAACTGTTGCTGTTATTAATTACAAAAAATATGGTTTTACCCCACCGCCTATAGGAAAGAGAGCAAGTGCAGATGGTCCTGTTCCTGCTAATACAACTTATGGAAAATGGTTATATGGGGAGCGTGTAAAAGGATCAAAATTCAAACCTGGCAAAGAACAGATTGCAGCATTAGGAGAACAGAAAGCAAAATATTTTAATCGCTTAGCTAATAAATATGGTCCTGATCAAGCATTAAAGAAATTAATTAGAGAAGACAATACAGAAGTTTCTTTGGCTCAATTACAGAAGAAATATGGAAAGCCTGAAGACATAAAATCAAAAGCTAAAAAGACAAAACTGCTTTCAGATAAAGAAAAACAATCACTTACTGCATTTGAAAAAATTAAACCACCTTCAAAAGCTTTAATAGCTAAAGAAGGAAAATATATGACTGCAGCAGAGAAAGCGGGGCTTGTTCCATATAAGCCTTTAACAGCAGCACAAAAGAAAATGGTTGATAAGTCTATTGCAGCACAGAAGAAAATAATTGATGAAGAAATGGCAGTAATAGACAAACAAATAAAAGAATCCAAAGCAAAATTGAAAGCATTAGAGGCTTCTGAACAATTAAAACCAAAAGTTGCAACCTTCAAAGACTTATCTCAAGACACTAAAAACAATCTGCAGAACTTTAAGGATGCTGATTTATCAAAACCAAATCATCAAAAATGGTTTAAAAACAAAAAGGCAATATATTCAGACATTATCCCTAAGGGTAAATATGACAAAATCACTCCAAAGCAATTAGGAAAGTTAGTAGAAAAGAAACAGATAGGTCATCTTCAACAGAAATTTAATAAAGATTTTGAGAAGTCATTGCTTCCTCCTAAACCTGTTGTTCCTCGTGCTCCATTAAAGAAATGGGATGACAAGTCGTTTATCCAAAAGAATATTGGAAGCACTGACACAAAGACACCACCACCACCTCGGATAGCTGTTAAAAATGGAAAGACAAAAACTGATGATCTTTATTGGAAACCTAATCCTAAAAATGCTGCTAAAGACTATGACATGACATTGGCACAGCTAAAAGATGCAGAAGAGCAAATAAGCAATTGGACAGGAAGTTACTTTAAAAATATTCGATCTATTCAAATAAAACAGGCAAGATCAGTAGGAAAGCAATTAAATCCAAATGAAATTAGCCTTTTAAATAGTTTGGAATACAGGAGAGGAATGACTTCCTCCCAACTTGATTTGCTAGCTAGAAATGCTGACAAAATGGAAAGATATATTGCAAGATCACCTAAATGGAATGGAACACCACGCTTTATAAATGAGATTGACGAATTATCTAAAAATCCTTTTTATACAAAACAACCTAATGGAACAATTTTTAGAGGAATGACTGTTCACAAAAAAAATATTGTTGATCAAGTTCTTCAAAATATGGAGAGAGGCGAAGCTGTTTCTACAATGGAAAGTTGGTCAACAAGTGGAAGAACTGCTTTAAAATTTGCAAAAGGAGAAATAGGAGATGGTAATCATGGAATTGTATTTAGACATGTCAACAAACATGGAGTACCAATTGAACACTTAAACGGAATGAATGAAAGTGAGATATTGCAGCCAAGTGGAGTCAGATATAAAGTTCTTAGCAAAAATACAAAAAACTGGACAGAAAAAATTGATGGACAGATAGAAGAGTACTCTATGACTGAAGTTGTTTTAGAAGCTATTTAAGATAGGAAGGTCTTTCAGAAAGGTTAATTGTTTCTGTTTTAACTCCTTGCTCTTTTAAATAACTGTCTAGGTCTTTGTCAATTTCTTTATTTGTTCTGTCGTCGTCAGGGTCAATATTGTAGCTAATCCCAATAGCTGTAAAGGGACTTTTATTAAGGTAAGGTTCTTTTTTTGCCATAAGCTTGGCTGCATTTTGACTCTTATCTTAATAAGATTAGTGACTTTTGTAAATGCAGTTGCTACGCTAGCTCACAAAACTTGTGGTTTTTATGCCTGACGAAACAACTGCTCCTGTGGAGCAAGCTGTTGATTCTGAAAAAGAGAATCTTAAAGCCGAACTAGAAGCAATGCGTAAAAAGAATGCTGAGCTTTTAGATGATTACAAAAAAGCAAGAGAAAAAGCAAAAGCTATTCCTGCTGATGTTGATGTTCAAGCCTTAATTGATTTTAAAAACAATGCTGAACAACTTGAACTTGAAAAACAAGGAAAATACACAGAAGCTAGATCAAAACTTGAGGAACAGTACAGAGAAAGATCAGCCGAAAAAGATAAAAAAATTACAGAACTTGAAACAAAAGTTCGAGAGCTGGAACTTATTTCCCCCGCCGTACAAGCCTTGGCGGAAATAGTACATGATCCAACTTTAGTCTTAAATAATTTCTTACCTAAAGACAAAATTGAAGTTGATAATGGTGTTCCTGTTGTTGTTGATGGATACGAAAGAACACCTGTTAATGAGTGGGCGAAAGGAAAGTTGCCTGATTACATTTTAAAACAACCAAAGCCTCAAGGTAGTGGTGCCCCTGCTGGTCGATCTAGTGGAGGTGAAATTCCTGCTGGAACAAAAAACCCATTTGCACAAGAAAGTTTTAATATTACAGAGCAAATGAGGCTATATAGAACAGATAAAGATCTATATGATCGCTTGAAAAACTCAGTTAAACGCTAATATATTTGCATAAGGCAAAGTTGTGCTGAGCCGTAAGGGTTTGTGACCCACACCGTAAAACTAATTTCTTGTAATTTTTATGGCCACCGTAAGGTCGGACGTAATCATTCCTGAGGTCTTTACGCCGTATTTGATTGAGCAAACAACTCAGCGTGATGCCTTTTTGGCTAGCGGTGTGGTTCAACCAATGGCCGAGCTTAATGCGACCGAGGGGGGGGATTTCGTTCAAGTTCCATTCTGGAAAGCAAACCTTTCTGGAGATTTTGAAGTTCTAAGTGATAGCACTTCTTTAACACCTGGAAAAATTCAAGCTGATAAGCAGATTTCTGTGATTCTTCATAGAGGTCGTGCATGGGAAGCAAGAGACTTAGCTGCTTTAGCTGCTGGCTCTGATCCTATGGCTGCTATTGGTGCAAAAGTTGGTGCTTATATTGCCCACCAAAGACAGAAAGATTTACTTTCAACATTGTCTGGTGTATTCGGTTCAATTAATGCAAATGACAGTAATTCTGCTTTATTTGCTAATTGCATTGATTCGGAAAGTGGTGACAGTCCAACAGCTTTAAGTCCAAAGCATGTTGCAAAAGCAAAATCAATTCTTGGTGATGCTGGTGACCAACTTTCAGCTGTTTGTATGCACTCAAAAGTGTATTACGACTTAGTAGAACGTAAGTTAGTTGACTATGTTCTTGCTACTGACACCAATGCAACTGCGACTGCTTCTGGCGGTACTATTGCTCCTGCTTATGGCAGCAATGGCGCGGTTCCTACATATTGCGGGCTTCGAGTTATCGTTTCTGATGATGTCGCAAAAACTGGTTCTGGTGCTAGCACTGAGTATTCAACCTACTTCTTTACACCCGGAGCTATTGCTTCTGGCGAACAGGCAGGTCTAACAACTGAAACAGATAGAGACATCCTTGCAAAATCAGATGCAATGGCTGTTGATCTTCATTACACATATCATCCTGTTGGCACTAAGTGGGCTGTTACAACAACAAACCCAACTCGTGCTCAACTTGAAACTGTAGCCAACTGGTCGAAGGTCTACGAACAGAAAAATATCGGAATTGTTAGAGCAACTAACGTTTCTAATCAGGACTAGAGGTAACTAATTATGGCATCACAATTTGAAGCCGTTGCTGGTAAAGCTATTGGTTACACAACTGGTGGAACTGTTACTCAAGCAACTAACAAATCAACGGCTGTAACTCTAAATACAGAGTCAGGCCAGATAACAATGAACGCTGCTGCTTTGGCTGACGGAGCAGAAGTTACATTTCAGGTCAACAATGATCGTGTAGCTGCAACTGACGTTGTAGTTGTCAACCACGGATCAGGTGGAACTGCAGGGGCTTATTGGCTCGTTGTTTCCACTGTTGCTGCTGGTTCTTTTAAAGTTACTGTTGGAAATCTTTCTGGTGGTTCTTTAAGCCAAGCAATTGTCATTAACTATGCTCTTATAAAAGGTGCATCTAGCTAATGGGAATGTTCGCATTTAGGCGGATGAAAGAAAGAGAGGCTGCCGAAAAAGCGGCCTCTATTTCTGTTGAAACTCCTAAACCAAAGCCCAAAAAAAAGCGTAAAACTAAAGTTTCTTCTAATGGCAATAACGATAGTAGCGACAGCAGGAGCAGCTAACGCTAACAGCTATTTAAGTCTTTCTGATGCACAAGATCTAATAGATGGTCTTATGGAAGATGATGATGTCGTTGCTTGGGGAACTGCTACAACTGACCAAAAAAACAGAGCTTTATATTCAGCAACTCAACGGATTGATCGAGAAAGATTTTTAGGAGCAAGAGCAACAGATACACAAGCTTTGCAATGGCCTCGTACAGGAGTAAGAAAGCCTGATACTTATATTAATACTTATGCAACTGGATTTCCTTTTCGTATAACAACTGATTATTTTACAGACACAGAAATTCCAGATCAAATAAAAAAAGCATTAGCAGTTTTAGCTGTTTATTTAAATAACAATAAAGATGGTTTAGGACTTAGCGGATTAGAAGATTATCAAAACATCAAGGTTGGATCTTTAGATGCAACTCCTAATAATTATGGTGCTGTTGGTGCTGATCGTGTCCCACCAATGTTTGAAAGATACTTCACAGGTATTAGAATTAGTGGACCTGGAAACATTGCTGTAAAAAGAAGCTAATGGGAATCTCTTATCCTGCTGCAATTATCATCACAGATACAAACGCCCATACTGGGAGGTTTGGAAAAATTACTTGTTTAACAGATTCAACTGTTACTTTAGTTTCTTCAAATGTCACTAAAAATGGGTCTTCAACTGTTTCTGGAATTGATTTAAAAGCAAGCACAGACATTGAAGGAATCTTTACAAGTATTACTCAAACAAGTGCAGGTTCACTTATTGCTTATAGGATCTAATGGCTGTAAAACCTAAAGGCTTTAGGAAAGCTGCAAAGAAAGTTCTTAAAGCTGTCGGTGGTGATGTAACAATTCGTAAAGTTACAGGGAGTGCATATAACACCACTACCGGAACAGTTGGAGAAACAACAGCAGATACAACTGTTAAAGGTTTTGTTGAAGGTGTTATTGCAAGACAAGTTGATGATTTAGTAAAAGCAACTGATAAGCGTTTAACAATTGCTGCTTCTGATTTGGACTAC